TTGTCTGTATTTTTCCAAGTTCGGGATACATGTGCAAAACTTCTTTCACATCAAGTTCAATGAAGACTTTTGCCATTTTTCGTATGCTTTCGTCTTGTGCTTTCAATTGTTCGGGTTTTGGGTTTGCGTTCGGGGCTTGCATGATGATTCTATACAATTGCACTGGTGTCAATTCTTTTTGACCCATTCGCAACGCATTCCCTATTCCCATTAGTACGGTAAAATCATACCCATTCAATTGAATATTTTCTTTTTGTGCTGTTTCCTGTATCTGTCTTTTGATTATATTCACGGCACGTGCTTTTCTGTCCGTGTTGAATTCTTTGCCACTTGTCAATGCTGGAAGCCATTTGTCAAAGGGTAAATCTTTATTGAACACCGTTTTGTTTGCATTGTCATACGGCACAATCAATGTTCCGTATTTTCCACGATTTGTTGCAATTTGTTTTGGTTTATTGATTTCTTGAAACGTTGCATTGCTTTGCAATATTTCGTCAAGTTCCTGTTGTATGATATCGTCATTTTTTGCTGTCATATCGGACGCATAAAAACATCCTTCATCATCTTCATCATTTGGAATGTCAATGTATCCTTTATCAATTGCGGTTGCTATGGTTTCAATTAGAATATTTCTTTTTTCGTTTGAGTCTTCAATGTTTGCAGTTTTGCTTGCTATGTATCTCAATATTTCTTCACCGTACATTTCTGTCCCTTTCCTTCCAAGTATTCTTCAATTTGCTTTTCTGTGAAATACCAAACATACCCAATGCGGTTTCCTTTCAATGTCCCATCATCAACACGCCTTTTCACGGTCTTTGTTGAGCATTTGAACATGTTGGCAACTTCTTCAATGTCATAAATCTTCACATTATCAAGTTTAATCATGTTCAATCTTCCTTTCTTTTCGCAATGTCCTTGTCTTTCAAAAAGTCGGTCAAAATCATTTCAAGTGCTTCTTTCAAGGTCATGTTTTCATAGAATGCATAACCCTTTAATTGTTCAACAATTTCTTTATCAATGCGGAATGACACAACAGCTGTTGTTCCTTTTTCCGTTTTCTTGCGTCCACGCTTCTTTGTTTCCGTGCTTGCTGGTGTTTCATTGCTGGATATTAAAGAATCCGCAACGCTGTTTCCATTCATG